CAAACTCGAAACCGAGGTTCACCCCATCGGCCCCGTACATCTTTCGGGTCAGGGTCGAGCCGGTGAAGTTGTCGTTCACAAACTCAAGGCGCCCACCGGGTAGCCGTGTGATTGAAGTAGCGAGGCTTGAGCTCGTTGCCTTGGTCACGGCTGACACTTGGATGGCCTCGCCGCTCTGCCAGGTGCCCGTGATGGTGGAAATGATCAAAGTCCCAACACCAGAGACAGTCCACGTCCCGGAGCGCAGCATGGCCTTGACCACTACGGCTGTGGCGCCGCTGGTCCCGCCCGTGATCGTGTCGCCTACGTTGATCTGGCCAACTGCGTTGGTGAATTGAATCTCGTTGCCAAAATTGATCTTCACCCAACCCGATGAAGTCGCCTTGTACATGTCGCCCGCCGTCCCGGCCACGTTGTCGCGGAAGGCGTAGCGGGTTCCCTCGTAAATCCAGACGCCGCGGATTCGACCGGAGCCTGGAACTTTCAGGATATTGGCGCGCTGCAGGTTGGCAGCAAGGAGCAGGTAATCGGCATTCTCTTCCGCCGTTGAGGCGCCATTCAGGATGACCTCATGAATGACGCCAATCCCGATGGATTCGCCATTCGTGAATGATGCACTGAGCGCACCCAGCACCAGATAGGACTGGCTGATGGTCGTTCCACCACCCATCCATGGGGCAAAGAAGGACCGGAAACCCGAGAAGGTTCCCGTGCTTGGCGTTGCGGTGGATGCTTCTGCGGGGATGACATACAAGACAACAGCGGTCGAGCCACTTGACGCCCCGGTGATCACGTCCCCAACTTCTGGCGTTGAGGATAGATTGACGGTGGCAATCCAGTAGTTTTTAGAGCTGGGCGAGTCCTGCCCGTCATACCGCTCGAAACCGTCGATGCGCCGATACCCGCCACCGATTTCCGGCTCATAGTTCACCGCGCTGATGGTCTTGCCGGGCTCCATCGCAATAGCGGGAGTCAGCAGATCCAGACCACCCTTGAACGGGAAGTAGTCTGGTTTGACCTGCGGGAATCGGACTTTTCTCATGCCAGCGCAGCGCCTACTGACATCGTTGGCAATTGCTGAAGTTCAATGCGCGCCATCATCTTGGCGAACTCAATCTGGCCCTCATCGTAGAAATGTGGGGCCGATTCGCTCACGCCATAGAACATCATGGCCCGGTAGACAATGGCCATGTGGAATTGCTCTGGAAGCGATGGTGTGTCCGCAATCACGGCCAGTTCGGTCGCCACCTTGAAGTAGTCGCCCGTGATGGTGTAGCCCTCAATCGGCGTGCAGCCCAGACCAATCCCGAGGTCTGGCGTCACCGTGAACTGAGTTGGTCGGGTATCGGTGTGCCGGGTCGCCCCACGCTGGTAGGTGTCCCGCCAGCCGTTGTAGTCGATCCACGTCAGTTCCATTTCGTCATTGGTCCCAACTGCCGTGGTGTAGCACCGGAAGGTTTCAAGCTCCCAGTTGCCGAAGTCCGAGAACCCGGTCCCCGTAGACTCGATTTCCGCCAGCGTGTAGGACGGCTGATCGGTCACGGTTGGGAAACTCATGGACTCGCGCATCCACTTCCAGTCAGGCCGGCGAAGCTGGATGTCCATCCAAGCCTCGTTGATGAAATCCACCAGACGGGCATACTCTTCCTTCTGGCTGGTGACATCGGTCAGGCCGGAGCCCGTGACGCGGCATTTCCGCTTGAGCCTGTTGCAGAGCGCGAGAAAGTTCATATCAGCCTGGCTGTGCCATCAAGCGGCGGACCCACTCGATACCCTTGGGGTTGTTGTCGCGCACGACTTGCAGGTTTGCCACTGCGCTGCTGGTGCGATGGATGGTGTTTTTTGGGCGCTCTGCTGTAGCGTCTTCGTGCTGCGTGCTGATGGTGTCGCGCTTGGCGCGCAGCAGGACTTCAGCGTACTTGCGCCGGGTGATCACATTCATGCCGACAGGCAGGCAATTGGATTGGACCCATTTGCCATTGGTGAAAATCTCTGCACCGCGGCCATTGACCCAGCAATCCACCACCAATGGCGCATTGGTTTCGGCGGATGGGTAAATCATGATCTCCACCGGCTCTTCGTTGAAGGCCAGTGCCTCCACCTTGCCGTCTACCAGCGCATCGGCGTGAATCGCCTCGATGGCCGGCACTTCCGGGGTTTTGTCCAACCCGATGTCGATGCTGGGCTTCTGGCCCATGTCGAAATTCGTTGACTCCACGCCTGACGCCCTGCGGCGGGTCGGCACATTGGCTGCATCCATTCGTTTCTCCAAAAGAAAAAGCCCCGAAGGGCCATGAAAAAAGGCCCCCGAAGGGGCCTGTGAAATCGCAACTGCTGTTTACGATGCCGTGGTGAAAGTGATGCCTGCAGCAACGCTGGAAATAGCGTGTGCATACCACTTGGTTCCATCGCAGGACAGTTCCACCTTGTCGCCGGCAACCGTCTGGGCGGTCACAAAGCTGATGGTGTCGTCTGTTGCGCCCGTATCGCCTGCGTCACCAGCCACGCTGTTTTGCTTGCCTTGGATGATGTTGGCCGATGCAGCCGTCACCACCGTATGGGCACCAGAGGCCGGAACGGATTTCAGAATGAACGTGAACTTCAGGCCCAGCGAAGGAGCCGGGAGTGTCGTCACGAAAGCCGTGGTGGACCCGAGGTAGAACGTCTTGCCAGACTCTTCAGCAAGGACTTGCCGGGTCGTGGTCAGGATCTGCGAAGAATTGTCCATGGCGGCGGATGTACCGTCCGGGTTCTTCACGATGATGCGGCCACCAACACCAATAGTCAGCGTCTTTTCAACGATGAGATTGGTCAGGGTTTTCCAGAGTTTGGTTGATGTCATGATGTTTCCTAAAGTGGTTGCGGCTTTTTAGGGCCGCATTGTTGTGGGAAGTCCGGATTAGCCCTGGGCCATCCAGGTCGTGGTCTTGCTGGCCAGGATCGCCCCAAGAGTCGAGTTCTGCGAAATCTTGAAGTACCGGCCAAGGGTGTTGGCCGTACCGTCAGAATCGCAAACCGTGAAACCCTTGTTGGAGCCAGTGACCGACAAGGTGCGCGTTCCGTTTGCAACGGTGTTGACGGCGCTTTCTGCCGCCATGCCTTCGTACCACTCGTTCTTGATACGGTCGGTCAGGTTTTCCCAGACGATGTACTTCGGCGTGAAGCCGACAGCCACAACGACATCGTCAGTCGTGGTGATTGCGGTTGCGTCGAAAACGATGCGGCCAGTTTTAAACCGGATCTGGTCAGTTACGGAAACACCGCCCGTAGCGGTTTGTCCTGCGGTATTGATTGCCATGATGATTTCCTAAAAAGAAGGGGAGTTGAGACGGGGCACTAGGCCCCATCAAGGTTGATCAATGGTTGATCAGTTCAGGATGCGGCGGGCCACATTGCCCACGGCCATCCAGCCGTTGTTTTCGATCAGCACAGTCTTCCACCACACTGCACCGGCATAGCCACGCTGACCGTGCGGGTCAGACTTGGACTTCTCCGAAGGCGGCAGGTAGGTCGGGCTGACCGGCGAGATACCGGCGCCTGGCAGCGCGCGCACAGCGATCTGGCTGTATGCGTCCTGGGCACAGACGATGAACGGGTAAACGTCCACTGCGGTTGTGCTGGTCGTGCAGTACAGGTTGTTGCTGGCACCCGATGCGCCGGCATTCTGGATGCTGGGCAGGTCGGGGCTAGTGATGAAGCGGAAACGCTCGCACTTGCCGACTTCGTTGGCCATGGGCTTGCCCGAAGCGTAGAGCTCAGTGGGAACGAAACCAGGCAGTTCGCGGATGTCCGGCTCCAGATCGGTGTGGCAGTAGACCAGATAGCCTTCTGCAACAGCTTCCGTGCCGTAGTCACCCGAAGCAGCCAGAACGTCAGTCACCGGCATGGCATGGTTGGCCTGCAGGTTCATGACAATCTTGCGGATCATGTTCAGCGACAAAGCACCGTCCACGGTCGCAATCGAAGTGCCGGCGCCACCATAGTAGACGTTCGTGCAGGCTTTGAGTGCGGCGTAGATGATCATTTCGTTCACGAACGTCAGACGCTCACCAACCTGCTTCTTCATTTCGGCAGGCACGTCATCCTCATAGAGGTAGAACAGCTTGTCGGAGAAGCCATACAGGCAGGAATACTGCTGGATGATCGCCGTGTAATCCTGCGGCGTGATGCTGTCAGGAGTGGGAGTCACACCTTCAGAGACGATGTGCGCGTTGGCGATAGCGGCTGCACGGTCGGCGGAGTTGCCGTCCTGGAAGAACCGGTTGATCGTGTTGCGGTCAGTCGTGGTGCCGCCGTAAGGCAGATAACGACGAGCCACATACGTGTCGCTCATGTTCTGGGGGATTTGGACCTGACGGCCCGTGCGACCAAGGATTTCCTTGGCCACTGCGCGCTTGAGAAGCGCCCCGGCGAATTTGTTGATACGCCCGGTGTTGGTTGCAAATAATTGACCTGCCATGATTTTCTTTCGTTAAAGGTTTGATCAGCCGGAATTCCATCCGGCCATGAAGTCGCTCTGCTCGTTGCGGCTAGAGGTTTGCCCCCCAGTACCGCGTGGCGTCACGGCTGCTTCGAGTCGTTTCTGTCGGTTGTTGGATGTCTTCGCTGCTTCGGCGGCTTTCGCTGCGTCTGCTGCTGCCTTGTCCTTGGCTTCTTTTGCTGCCTTGAACTCGGTCATGCGGGATGCGATGTACTCGCCATCAACGCTGGCTTCCAGCTTGGCCTTGCGTGCGGGTGAAAGAGTGTTCTTCCATTCGGCAAACTCGGCACTTCCGTTGATTTCTTTCCAGTCGCTGTGGTACTCGCTCAGGATTTCGATTTCAGCGGCCACATCTTTTTGAAGTGCTGCCTCGACCTTTTCCTGAACCCGCTTGTCGATGTCCTGCGGGTCAACCGGTGAACCCGAGAGTGCGCCCAAGTCTTCTGCCAGCATTTCCGCCAGTTCGGGAAACTCAGCGGACAGCCGCTTCAACTGGCCGGGGCCAATCTTCACTTGCTGCGCTTTGAGCCCTTCCAGGGTCTGCTTCAGGCCACCAATGTGTCCGCTCAGGGTGTCAATCTTCCGCTTGCTGTCATCGAACTGGTTGGCCTTGGCCATCAGGTCGTTGAGTTGGGCTTCAGTGATCTGCGCGTACTTTGGTGGTTCGGCTTCGGTCTTCTCTTCGGTCGCCACTGGCTCTGCTGATTCGGTCTTGACTTCCGGGGTTGCAGGCGTGGTCGTCTGCTCGTCAGAATCAAAGCCGGCCGCAAAGGACTGGGCTGCTTGTTCGTTGGTCTGTTCTACCTCATCCGTTTCGACGGTCATCTTTCAATCTCCAGAAACACAAAAGCCCACACAAGGTGGGCTACATCGCAGCAGGCGGGGTCGTCTGCTACATCATTTGCCGTCACAACGGGCGGCGGGAAAAGGGGTTCACTCTATGACCGGCTGGTCCTGGTCTAAAGCGAGAAATAATTTGACCTCCTTGATGCGTCCGCGCGTGGCGGCGGTCATATCAGGGCTGTTGTCGTTGTCGTTCATGGCGCGGAGGTTGGCCAATTTCTGTTCATAGTGCGCCTTGAGCTTGAGGAACAGCGGGTCGGCGCGTTCCATGCGGGTCAGTTGGAAGGTCATTTCTGGAATGCCTCTCCGGCTGGCGCCCTACCTACGGGCTCCATGTCGGTCTCGGCCACCTGTTTTGCGTTGTTGCTGGCGTGGGCCAGTTCTTTCTGCGTTGTCAGCTCCATGGTGACTTCGGCAAGATGCGCCTTGATCTTGTCGAGCTCCTTCTTGAGCGAGTTGTTTTCTTTGTAGATTTCCAGTTCCTTGCGCTGGGCCAGTTCTGCTGCATCGCTGTCGGCCTGAATCTCGGCACGGCGATTGAGCGAGTTTTGGTACTGGGTATCGCGGTCGGTATCAAGTTTCGACTTCTCTACCGTGGCAGCATCCCGGCTCTGTGCCGTCTTGATAGTGGCATCGGCGCGAATCTTGGCGGCGGTAATGGTCGGGTCTTCCGGTGGCGGTGCCTCGGCCATCTTCTTCAGTTCTTCCTCGGTGTACTTGACCTTGCTGGCGTCGATGCGCTTGCCGGTCAGGATTTCTTCCATCACCTTCTTGGGGTCCACCCCGTAGGCTGGGTCTTTCGAGACTCCCAGCAGGTTGATGTAGAACACCTCTTGAATGGCCTTTTCCACCATGGCGATCGAGCCACGGGCGTTGATCTGGAAGTCACCCTTCTCGTCTTCAGGCACATCCGGGTCCAGCAAAAGGTACTCGTAGAAGTCGTCAATCATCGGCTCCGTCACGAAGTCATCCCAGCTATAACCCTGGCTTCTGAGGAACGTATTGGCGTTGTTGTTCTGCAGTTCCGTCGCGCCAAATGTCTGTGGGGTTGTTTCCCCGGTCTGACCCTGGCTGATCAATGGGATGTTGGTGGCTTCCTCGGCGAGTTTGAAGGCGTACTGAATGATCGCCATCAGGGCGTCGGTCGCGTTCGGGAACTCGATGCCCTTGAATGCCTTGGCCACGTCTTCAACGGTTTCTCCATCAGCCGTGTACCAGAGCTTGTTGGGGGTGATCGTCCACTTGCCATCCGCGGGAACGATCTTCATGCGGTCCACGACGATCTGTAGACCTGAAGACAACCCGGCATTGTTCAGCAGCGCCCGGGTGGCGGCGTTCACCATGCGCTGCGGCATGGAAACCTGTTCTCCAGCACCAACCCCAGCCCAATGACCCTGGCGCCGGCTCCACGGTTTGGCCCGGTACGGGAACTTGCCCGACTCCATCGGGTTGATCGTGACCTGAATCACGGAATCATTGATCATCGTGACGATGGCTGGGAACTCTTCCTCGGTGGCGTCCTCGATGCCGGTCACATGCCCGGCTTCCATTTCGGCTTTGGTCAGGCTCCCATGGAAGTACCAGATTTCGTACTGCTTCTCGGTGTTGGGCTTGTTCGGGTTGCGGCCTTCGGTGTTGACTTTGCCCGGACCCTCCTTCAATACCTTGTCAATCTGGTCATTCAGGTAAATCGGCTGGCCTTCAGAGTCCTTTTTCTTCTTGAGCGCCTTCACCTTGCCGGGCGTCAGAAAATCCCGCTCCAGGCAGTAGTCGCCAGAGTGGACATCCTCACTGCATGACCCATCCGGAAAGAAGTTCCAGGGGTCAATCCACTTCACGGCGGGTTGGACCTTGCTGGAAAACGCCAGCTTCACACCCACATCCGTCTTGGTGATGGACTTGCCCGTCTTGATGTCCGGGAATGGTCCTTTGAGAACACCTACGCCAATCCGGCATGAATCAAAGATCACTTTGCGGGCTTCAGCCGGGTAGTGGCACTCGGTCAACCAGTCGTAGATGCGCTTTTCTGCTTTGGCTGCGCACTTCTTGGCCTTGTCCAGCGTAACCTGGGCGAGATCCGCGGTCGTCGCCTGCACCATGTTTCCAGCTTCATCTGGCCTTTGAACTGCCATGCCGTCAACGGCCAGCGGGGTCTTGTCGTCTGTCGCCTCAACCAGTTCAGGGACTGGCGTTGGTCCAAAGGAAAACGCCTTGTCGCCGATCGGCAGGATGATTTCCCCGACTCGGGATGAACCAGCATCCACGTACCGGGCGGTCAGCCGGACGAAAGCATTCGACTTGTTCGGGTCAGCGTTGATGGTTTCCTTCGTGACTGGGCCATTCATGCTGATGGGCTTTGCCCACTTGGCCTTGCTGAAATCGCCGCGGTTGGCATCGTCAATGCAAAGGTAAGCCTCTTCAGCAGCCATCCAGACATCTTCAATGCCCGATTCCTTGCGTGCGGTAACAGCTTCAGCGCGCTTTCCGGCAATGGCCAGGCTCAATGCTTCCAGTCGTGCCTGCTGGGCTTCATCGGGCGCGGCTTCGCCTCCCGACATCAATTCGTCGGGAAGGTCTTGTTCAAATGCCATAGTTTTTTACCTTATCCCGCGCCGTCTCGCCCGGGTAATCCATTCGTTGACCACTTGGGTAAGTTGCGCGCCCCACCATGAACCGGTGACTGCGCCATACCATTGGCCATACATCAGGTCACATCCCGCCCGGTTACCGTCCTGGTTCCACCTGAGTAGGTGGCAGTGATCCGGTCAACCGTGCCGTCAATGCTCTTGAACACCGGGGATCCACTTTCCAGCCCGGTTGCACTTCCTGCTACCGAGGCCGTGATGAGCTTCAGTATTTCGGCTGCTGTCAGCCCGGACTCGATAATTTCCGTCCATGGGTTTGAAGCAGAACCAGCATCGTTGAGCTTTTCTCCCATCGAGCCTGCTGAGTTGTTGGCGGCGGCCAATGCCGACCAGACTGCTTCACCCACGTTGGCGGTACTCAGGCCGGTTCCGGTCACAGTGATGTCTGCGGTCAGTTCGCCAGAACCTGTCAGGGTGGAATCCACCGACCCAAGTCCGGTCATCGCGGCAATCAGTTCACCCAGACCGGTTGCCTGTGCGCTTGAGATTCCGCCAGTCCCGCCGATTCCAGCCACTGCCTGCAGGAACGCCTTCAGGTCCGCATCGCTGATGTCGCCAGAGCCAACCAGATCGGCCACCAGTTGGACAATCAGACTCCCGAACGCTGCCAGGTCGCCGTCGCCCGTCAAGTCAGCCGTTGCCAACTTCACGGCCAATGCCGTTGCCGAAGCCGAACCGGAGCCCGTCACCGTGTTGCGGGCAGATAAAGCGCCCGGCTTTTGGGGCATCATCCACGCGCCAGGATGGCGGTAGCCAGATGGCAGGGATACGAGTCCGCTGCTGATGCCCTCGCCTGCCGTGATGTTGCGCTTGGCACCCGTGCGGGCAAAGTTGGCCAGTCTGGCTGATGGGTAGGCGTTGTTCAGCACCGTTGCGCCAAAGGTCTGATAGACCCCAGTCGCGCCGATGAACCCATTCGCCAGGATGCCCATTTATCCACCAAACCCGTAGTCAAAATCCACGTTGACTGTTCCGGCTGATGTCGTCGCACCCGTCTGGAACAGCAGGAATTGAATGTTCGCGCCGTCCTTGATTTGGCGCATCGACGGCAGCGCGTTCACGAAGTCCACTTTGTTGTACAGACCCGTGGCGGGGACCGGCACTGTCCACAGCGGCTTGCACAACCCAATGATGACGGTGCCCGAAGCGTGTGCCGTACCAGACCACACCAGCGACACGATGTCGCTCACACCGGTATCACCAGCCGCCAGCGGCAAGAAGGGGTTGTATTTGTTGGCCGCAGCGCCTGTGTTGAGCAACTGACCAACACCCATCGAGGCAGTGGAAGTGAACGTGGTGGTAGCACCAGCAGCACCGCCAGTGTCGAGGTAGTTGACGATGCAAGTCGGAGCGTTGGCACCGGGAGCGGTGTCAGCAGCCACAAACATACGCAGCCCTTGTCCGTTCGGGTAGCGGTCGCCTTTGCTGGCTGTCGCTCCGATGGCGGTCATCGTCACAGTCTTCGTACCCGTCGTGGACACGTTGGTGCCGGACAGAGGCACAAAGCCCACCAAGTCGATAGCCATGATGTACCACGGAGCACCAGCAGCAGCCACAC